TTCCTCAACAAGCTGGTCTTACGGTTGGAAACGTAGTCTACAGATACGAAACAGTAAAGAATGTTGAAGATGATATGGTTGTGTACGTTCAAAACGAAAATGCGGCTGGAGATGGTTACATATTTCGAGAGCGAGATGATTGGTCAGGATTACCCGGCAACAAGATCTACAAAGTACTTGGTGTAGGTGACATACCGATTGAAGCGTGGGGAGCTGGGTCAATACAAGTAGAAGGTACCGGTGCTGTAATCGATCCTTCTGTAGTTTATAGCTACCAGTATGATCCTTGTTTCGACCCACAGTCAGATCCTTCGTGTCCTGGTTACGAGATACCTTACGATCCTTCACTGATACCTGTAGTGGAGTTTAATGATCCGTTACAAGATGAACTTGTACTCGCAGAGCTTGCAAGACAAGCAGAAGCTGATGAGGAAGAAGAGTACGAACGTAAACAACGAACAAAGAAAGCTGTAGTAGACTTACAAAAGTTACTCGGTGGCATTAATATAGCTGCTATGACATCGCAAGCCGGTCTTACTGAACAAGCACTATTTGCAATGAATTACCTGCCTCGGAGTTACAATAACTCTTTGACTGGCGGAAGTTACGAAGATACACTAGTTCTGGTAGACTCAAATCTTCCAGACAATAAAAAAGCAAAGAGAGTGGGGCTGGCTCAACAATTGCTACATGAAAAAATGGTAGAGGCCCAATACTAATTATTAAACTACCGCAGGGGCGTAATGCCTTATTATGGAACCACATATGAAAAAGTTACTCTTACTAGCTTGTTTTGCTCCTTTAGCAGTTGCAGCTAATACTCCCATCCAAGGAACCGTTGAATCTAAGTGCGTTATTCAAACAGACACTACTGGAGTTTACGGTAACCCAAGTCCAAGTGTTCTAAGTACTGATCCCACTGCTGGTGGTGTTAATCCAATTGTACGATATGATATTCTCGCAGCTGATCACTATAAAGCTGTAATCTCTTACCCAAATACCTTTTCTTCTAGCCCAGAGCTTGCAGACGTTACTAACTGGAGTGGCGATATTAAAGTTGGTCAAACCTCTGACGCTTTGATGTCCGGCTTTGAAACTAATAAAGTTAGTTACAATAACACTGTTGAGTTTGATCTAACCGTTGCAGGAAGCGTCTGGTTTAACATAGACTCTGCCGCAGACTACGGATATGATAAGTCTTTCCCTGCAGGCGACTATACCGCTATGGTAGTGGCAGAATGTATCGCACAGTAATATTACTAGTAGCTCTACTCGGTGGGTACGCAAGTGCTCACCAGTTTACCCCAACTTACCCCAAACTCTTAAATACTTACGTAGAGGGCGTAAAAGTGGTAAACATGACTATCTTCAACAGTCGGAAAGAAATATCATGGTACTCTCTTAATGTATATGATAAAGACTGGAATAGCCTAGCTTTTGCTAGCTCTTCTAAGCTAATTAACTTAGAACACTTAGAAAGAAAAGACATAGAAATTTTCATTCAAAATAAAGATAAGGATATAGTAACTTACATATGCTCTAAGTCAAAAATACTAGCAAGCGTTAAATCTCCTGCTATTATAATGTCGAGGATCTGTTCAAAAATAAAAAGAGATACTGATGAAACGTTTAATACCTATACTACTGCTAAGTAGTCAGCTGTCTTATGCTGACTCTAGCTCTCTAAATCTAAATCTGCCTAGCTCTCCTCAGAGTTATGCTTCTGATAGAATTAGGGCAGGAACCGTAGATTGCCAAAATGCAATAGGTTCCTCTACAAATGTAGAGTTTGGAGTAGTAGGTTTTATAAATAACGGAAATGATACTATTAATCCGTATGCAACAGATATGACAATGCCTAATAATAGTGTGAGTGATATAGGCGTATACGCAAAGATTAACATTCCAATTGGTGGACCAAAAGAACGTATTAACTGTAATACTCTTTACCAGTTGGAGCTTGAAAAGAAACGTATGGAGGTAATGAAGCTCAAGGCAGAGATTAACAATCTCAGGCAGTTGCAATTTGCAAAGGAAGATTAATGGCAGAGTTCGAAATTGGTGGAATGACATTTAAAGGCGGCAAAATGTTTGTCATGCTTACAGCACTTTCTACACTTGGCGGTACAGCATGGGCAGGCTTTGAGTTTTATGCTGATTATATGGACATGAAAGAAGTTGTGCAGAATATTGACACAGATGAAATTGAATCCCGAAATAAGATTATAGAGCAGAAACTCGATGATGCTATCTCATATACCAGAGACATTAAATCTGGGCTACGAGATGATATTATATCTATCGAAAAACAAGCAGACCGCGTAGAAGACAAAGTGCGTGAATCTGAAGAAAAAGTAAGACTAATGATTGATAATGCAAATGACCGATTTGAAACAAAGCGAGATGCGTTAAAGTCTGATACTGATAGAGACATGAACGAACTAGAAAAGCGACTAACGGATAAACTGCAACGAGCACTGGACAATCCATTAGCCGACTAGACCTGAGAAAAAAACTTCTTGACAACCCACTCCTATTTGAGTATAATTTGAAACATGGCAAAAGAATTAACCACAATATCCCCTGAGGGACTAGAGATAGCAAATAGTTATCTACAGTACGGCAATATACGCGCTGTATGTGAATACTTACAGGTATCTGAACAGCAAGTAGTAGATGCACTTAATAAACGTGAAGTTAAGAAGTACATTGATACCGTTTACTTAGACCTGGGTTACCGTAATAAAAATAACATTGGTGCCCTATTAGACGAAATGATCGCATCCAAACTAGAAGAAGCCAAGGAATCTGGCGTATACTCTAGTAAAGATTTAGCTGATCTATTACAAATGGCTCATAAAATGCGTATTGACGAGATTAAGGCACAAGCCGATCTTGCCAAAGCCGAAGGTAGCAATATCAAAAACCAGACTAATGTACAGATTAATGAAGCTGTTCCATTTGGTCAAGGTAACTATGGTAAGCTAATGGATAAACTACTCAATGGAAAAGAATGACCCAAAACTAGATAAGCTAGACCTAGAACTAAAAATGCACGAAGTACAATGCGAAGAGCGTTGGAAAACTACTTTTGTACGCTTACAAAATATAGAAGGCACTTTAGAGAAAATGGATAGTAGAATGCTAACAATGGGTGGAACAGTTATTTTATTTTTAGCAGGTGTGTTAGTAACTCTTTTAACGCAAGGCGGGTAATAACCCTCGGAGAAGATTATGCCAAAAGGTAAAGGAACATACGGATCTACAGTTGGTAGACCTAAAAAGAAGAAGCCTAAGAAGAGAGGTAAGTAGTATGTGGTATATTTTTGAAAAACGCGCACTATGGAATGTGCACTTAGATGGTAAGTTAGTTGCTAAGTTTGCTACAGAAGAAGAGGCAAAAAAGTACACAGGCTGGGCAATACCAGCAGAGGAGACTACAGATGCCAGCAAGGAAGAAACGAAAGATAGCAAAGAAGAAAGACTCACGACTAAAGAAAGCAAAAGTATCCGGCTTTAATAAGCCAAAGCGCACTCCAGGGCACGCCAAAAAGTCTCATATCGTTGTAGCTAAAGTTGGCAGTAAGATTAAAACGATTCGTTTCGGTCAGCAGGGAGCTAAGACGGCAGGGAAGCCGAAGGCCGGAGAATCAGAAGCAATAAAAGCAAAGCGTAGGAGCTTTAAAGCTCGACACGCTAAGAATATCGCTAAAGGCAAAATGTCGGCAGCATATTGGGCAGATAAAGTAAAATGGTAAGTAAAACACATAAGCATCATGTAGCGGATAGTATACCTCCCTACTATGATATGACAGTTACTACTAACCCGAATGGTAGAGCTGTTCAGAGAGATAACTTTCTATATGTAGGAGATTATACTTCGAAGAATCGTTTAAAGGTATCTGATTATGAAACGTTATTCTTTAATACGTTTCAATACGGTATTGAAACCGATGTATGGGATACTGGGGTAACAGGAACTGCTAGCGCAACTTGGGATGCGAGTACAAATCAAGTTCTTTTATCTGTAGGCGGAACTGTTGGAGACAAGATTGTTCGACAAACTAAAAATGTGCAAAAGTATATACCCGGCCGCGCTTCTACACTCTCATTCTCAGTTACATTAAAAGCACCTGTTGAAGGAATTCGAAAAAGATTTGGATTATTTGACCAAAGTACTAATGGCTGCTGGTTTGAAGATAGCGGCGTTTGGGTTAACGGAGTGCCTCAGTATAATTGCACAGTATCTAACGGTGGCAGTCCTATTGTAGTATCGCGAGATAACTGGAACGGAGACAAGCTTGACGGTACGGGCATAAGTAAAATTGTTGCAGACCCGACGAAGATTCAACTTATTAATATATCTTATGAATGGTATGGGGCTGGTGAAGTACGATTCGGTTTCGTTATTGACGGTATAGAGCACATAGTTCATACCCATCGAAATGGGAATAGATATACTCTTCCGTGGGCAGAAACTCCCTTCCAACCAATTCGAATGGAAATGGAAGCGCTGACCACTGTTGCAGGAGGACCATTTACACTAGTGCAGGGCTCTAATAGTCTTATTTCTGAAGGCATTGCAAGTACGAAAGGCATTGGTCAAAATATTAGCAGCTCTATTCTTGGAACAACAATGACTGCTGCTAATACTTGGTATCCGGTCTTGAGCATAAGGTTAAAGCCAACTATGTTAAAAGCTGTAGTACTGCCAGAGGCGTTTCAAGTAGCAACAACTGATAATACTAGCGTTTTTTACAGACTTGTTCGTAATGCAAATCTTGCAGTTACTGGAGCAAATGGCTGGGTAAATATGCCAGATACTAATGCATTTACACAATATCAAACTTACACAGCACCGTCAAGCATTATTGAAGCCAACCAAGGCACATCGGTTGATAGTGGGTTCGTTATTAGCGGAGGCGGAGGAGCTCGCGTAATATTGAGTAAGGATAGTTCTGTTCAAATTGGCAGAACACAACTTGGTACTGTTAGTGATACTTACACTATCTTATGCGCCTCAAATAACACAAACAAAGCCGCACTCGCATCTTTGACGTGGGTCGAACAGAGGTAACTTATGGAAGACAAAAATTTTCACCCAGCAGATACTAATGGCGACGGTAAAGTATCCGAAGCTGAACAAACAATGTACCTTGAGGCAAAGCGTAAAGAGTTAGAAGATGCAGATGCTATGCGAGATGCGCAGAGAAACATGGCTTGGTTTGCACTTGGCGGAATGTTACTGTATCCCTTCGCTGTAGTACTGGCCTCTTTAATCGGCTTAGACGAAGCACAAAAAACTTTAGGAAGCATGGCACCTACTTACTTTGTATCGGTTGCAGCTATTGTAGCGGCATTTTATGCCAAAGAAGCAGTAGGGAGTAAAAAGTAAATGGAAATGATACTTGATTTAGCAATGACATTTTGGCAGTGGACAGTACTAATAGTACTTGTTTTAATAGGTTTTGTAGTTAATAAGTTTGACAAAGAAGAAGAGAGCCTTATTGAGTTTAAATATCCCGAAATGCCAAAAATGCAACCAGTACCAATTGCAACAAAAGATAAAGGTTTCTGGAAAGGTATTTTAATGTGGTTGATGGGTAGCCGTAAGTGGGTAATCTGTGAAGATTTCTACTACACTATCGGAGAAGAGCAGTATAAGATACCAAAAGGCTTCGAGTTTGATGGCGCATCCGTTCCTAAATTCCTAGCAACTTTTCTCTCGCCTGTAGGTGTACTTCTTATGGGTGGCTTAGTACATGACTATGGATATAAGTATGCTACTCTTATGAGAGCAGATGGAACTACTATTGGATACCACGATCAAAAGCATATGGACGGACTCTTTCGTGACATCTGCATTGAAGTAAACGGTTTTAAAGTATTAAACTACCTTGCGTACTGGACTCTGCGTTTAGCGGGTTTTGTAGCTTGGAACGGCCATAAAGGAAGAGGTACTCATTGTGAAGTTCATTAAAAGTTTGGTAAAAGAACGCACGTCCTGGGATGGGGCAATGCTAATAGCAATCTGCGGTTCCGTGATATTATTTGGCGGTTTAGCAAAAATGATGGCGTGGGTCGGTTTAGGCTACGGTATCTGGACACTCCTTAAAAAAGAAGATTAAAACATGGCAGTAGAAATAAGCAGAAGAGATATTATCTCTGATGAAATAGTTGAATTAGGATCTGAGGCAAGATTTCTCAAACTTCCAATAGCTCCTTATATGGATCTATTGAATGTCACTCCGTTACCTTCGCAGATAGCAATTATCAATGCGATTAATAACCCAAAGTATCGTTTTGTGTCTGCTGCCGTTTCTCGGCGGCAGGGCAAGACATATATAGCCAACATCATTGGACAGCTTGTCTCTCTAGTACCTGGCTCTAACATCCTTATTATGTCCCCAAACTATGCCTTGTCTCAGATCTCTTTTGATTTACAGCGGAACTTAATAAAACACTTTGATTTAGAGGTTACAAAAGATAACGCCAAGGATAAAGTTATCGAAATCTCTAATGGATCTACTGTAAGAATGGGCTCGGTTAACCAAGTTGATTCTTGCGTAGGTAGGTCTTATGACCTTATCATTTTTGATGAGGCAGCACTCGCTGATGGCAGGGATGCCTTCAACGTTGCACTACGTCCCACGCTAGATAAGGAAGGCTCAAAAGCAATCTTTATCTCCACGCCACGGGGTCGCAATAATTGGTTCTCTGAGTTTTTCTACAGAGGCTTTTCTGATGAATTCCCAGAGTGGTGTAGTATTCGGGCAACCTACAAAGATAATCCTCGCATGGCTCAGTCTGATATTGACGAAGCAAGAAAGTCGATGTCTGAAGCAGAGTTTAGACAAGAGTACGAAGCTGACTTTAATACTTATGAAGGACAGATTTGGAAGTTTGACTTTGAAAACCAGGTTAAAGACTTATCACAACTTGATACTAGTAACATGGATGTCTTTGCGGGGTTGGACGTTGGTTTCAAAGATCCTACAGCACTGTGTGTAATTGCATATGATTGGGACGAAGATAAGTACTACTTAGTAGACGAATACTTTAACTCAGAGCGTACCACAGAACAACACGCAGTAGAGATACAAAAATTAATTGATCGTTGGGATATTGACTTTATCTATATTGATTCGGCAGCACAGCAGACTCGGTTTGACTTTGCACAAAACTACGACATTAGTACTATTAACGCAAAGAAGTCTGTACTTGACGGTATCAGCCATGTTGCAGGTATTGCAGATAATAATCTACTTTTTGTAGACCAAGAATGCAAACAATCTTTGGCTTGTCTTGATGCGTATCAGTGGGACCCAAACCCTAATCTTGTGCGTGAAAAGCCAAAGCACAACATGGCTTCGCACATGGCAGATGGTTTGCGCTACGCACTTTATTCATTCCAAACCGCGCAAGTATCCTTCTAGCGATACCTAGTCAAAAATAGTTATTGACAAGTCACCCTAAAGCCGATATAATTCTTCTAATGAAAAATCAGGAACCCGAACCAAAATGCCTAAGTTAAAACGCGATGTAGTGAAATATGTACGAGACAAGGCAAAGTCTAAGTATGCGAAGGGTTCGGCTTGTGAGATTTGCAACGAAACGGAACAGCTTGATTTTCACCACTTTTACAGTTTAACACCATTGTTAAATCAATGGTTACTAAAAAACAAACATAATCCGGAGTACATACAAGCACTCCGAGATGACTTTATAGAAGAGCATCATGCTGAGCTATATGACGACACAGTTACTCTGTGCCATACTCATCATTTAAAATTGCACTCAATTTACGGCAAAGATCCTGCGCTAGGAACTGCAAAGAAGCAAATGCGTTGGGTCGAGATTCAAAGAGAAAAACATGGCTTGGTATAACCCTTTTGAAAAGAAAACCGTAGAAGAGAAGCTGAACCCTGCACAAATACATATTGGCAACGGGGGTCATGGCGTTGAATCTTCGAGAGAGCCTACGTTTAGCTACGAAAGAGCTTACGAAGACTTAGAGATTGTTAATCGTGGCGTAAATATGATCGTCGATGATGTTGCCGAAATTCATACTCTAGTGTCTAAAGATAATGCTTTCCGAGGCGTTGTTCCTGGTATTAAACGTACTAAAGTAGAGACTCTTCTTAATAAGTCTCCTAACCCTTATCAAGACATCAATAGCTTTAAGCGTAATCTTATTACTGACTTTATTATTGATGGTAATATCTTTATGTATTTTGATGGCGCGCATCTTTACCACTTGCCAGCTACTGATGTACAGATTCACGCAGACAAAGATACTTATATCGAAAAGTTCACAATGTTCGATACTACCTTTAGTCCCGATGAAATCATTCATATTAAAGAAAACTCTTTTCACTCTATCTACAGAGGTGTACCGCGTTTAAAACCTGCACTTCGTACTATGCAACTTATGAAGCATATGAGAGCTTTTCAGGACAACTTCTTTAAGAACGGAGCTGTCCCAGGTCTAGTACTAAAATCACCAAATACACTTTCCGAGAAGATCAAAGAACGAATGATGATTTCTTGGCAAGCACGCTACCGACCAGATGCAGGCGGTCGCCGTCCACTTATTTTAGATGGTGGAATCGAAGTAGATAAGATTTCAAACGTTAATTTTAAAGAATTAGATTTTCAATCTGCAATCTTAGAAAACGAAAAGATTATTTTAAAGGCACTTGGAATCCCTCCAATTTTAATGGACTCTGGTAACAATGCCAACATTCGCCCAAATATGCGATTATATTATCTTGAGACTATACTTCCTATTGTTCGAAAAATCAATTATGGACTCGAAAGATATTTTGGTTTTGAGCTTAGCGAAGATATTACAAACATCCCTGCTCTGCAGCCTGAGTTACGTGACTCGTCGGCATATTACACCTCACTAGTAAATGGAGGCATTATTACTGCAGCAGAGGCGCGAGATCGTTTAGGTTTCGAGCCTATAGACGGTACAGAAGAAATTCGGATTCCTGCAAATATTGCAGGCTCCGCAGCTAACCCAGATGAGGGCGGAAGACCCCCACAAGAAGGAGAAGAATAAATGGCATTTCGTCAAAGACACGCAGTATTAGAAAAAGCATACAAGCACTTTAGTGAGTTTGGCTTGCCTCTGACTATTCAGCATAAAGAATATATGGCAATCGTAGGAGCTAAAGAAGCACTTTGTGTTATTTCTATTAAAAGAAGTTTTAAAGCATGGAAGTATCTTACTCATGCTCTCAGGATTCAGTATCCTGAGCTGTCAGCGCCTAAGCCAGAACCTAAGCCAGAGCCTAAGCCAGAGCCTAAGCCAGTACTAAAACCAGTTACACCCAAAGCACCAAAGCCAGCACCAAAGGCGGCGGTCAAGCCTGCTCCGGCAGTAAAAAAGGATTAAGATATGAATAAGATCTTTAATCTTACGTCTACTTTTAAATCTCATGAAGCAGAAGACGGCTCCGTGATGATTCGAGGGTTTGCAAGTACAACTGATTTTGATCGCGCGGGTGATTCTATTTCAGCAGAAGCTTGGCAAAAAGGTGGACTGAAGAACTTTGAAAAAAATCCAATTATATTGTTTAATCATGATTATGATAAACCAATTGGTCGAGCCACGGGTATGAAAGCAGGACCCAATGGTTTAGAGTTAGAATGCAAAATCAGCAAAAATGCCCCTGGCAATGTAGCTGAACTTGTTAAAGACGGTGTTCTTGGAGCCTTTTCTGTCGGTTTCAGAGTCAAGGATGCTGATTATATTAAAGAAACCGATGGACTAATGATTAAGGACGCTGAGTTATTTGAGGTATCG